ATACCCAGAAATTCGAGATACGTGTTGAAAAACCTTCACGCCAAGGCGAATATATCCGCTTACAGGATTATCTATCGTCAATGCAGAGTCGTATTGACTCGGTGAAAGAGCAAACAGACCACCAATTTTTGATTTGTTTTGGCGACGCCATTCCTACTTTGACGAATGAGCCTGCCAATGAATGGACGGATGACGAAACGAAAGAAATGCACTTGCACGACCTCTATTATAATAGAAGTTATGCTGAGACAGGTGGAGGTCGAGCGTATTCATTCGAAAAGAATCCTGATAACACATACGCTTGGAAAGAAATAACCGATGCAGACGTATTGAAATCTCTCGAAGCTGCACAGAGAGCACAGGACACTGCCGATGGAAAGCGTAGGATGTTCGTGCGTGAGCAGCCTATACCGCCTTATGACAAAGGTGATCAGTGGTCGAATGCTACCCATGAGGGCAAGTATCTGAATGACTTACTTGTTTGTGTGAAGTCACGTGGTAAGGATGATGAATTTGATATAGACGATTGGAAGTCAGCACAGGAATATACAACGAAGCGGTTTGAAGCCTCATTGAATGCTGAAGCAAACCGCATAGATGCTGTTATACGTGACTTTACAAGTGGGTTGGAGCGTGTTGGTTTTCATCTTGATGGGGAAAATAGTAGCTTCGATATAGTTGCCGACCGATTCCGTGTTGTAACAACAACGGGAGAGGTTCCTTTCTTCACCGAAGGGGGAAAACTGAATGCCGATTTTATTGATGCAAAAGCAATAGTCGCTAAAGGTATCAAGGCTCAGACTATCGATGCGGAAGGAGCTACATTTACGAATGTAACCGTTACAGGTTCTATCAATGCTACAGAAGGAAGAATTGCGGGTTTTCGTATTGTAGGAAACGGTCTTATAAATGAAAATGAAAAGGGTAAATTCACAAATGATGCCTATGTAATCTTTAGAAATGATCCGCACTCAACCTTCGCTGGAATCGGAGGTAATGTGTTGCCTGCGAGTAGTGGAGTAAGAGCTGTGGCTCGTTTTGAAAACAACGATAAAACAGACCAATGGGGTCTTGGTCGCAATTATGCGATGATTTTGTCTGCCAAAAATGCAGAATATAACTTCGCTATGGTCGGACAAGGACACTGCTCAATTCGAGGTAACATGGAAGGTTACCTCGCTCAGAAGATAACCCTTACGGAAGGAAGTATAACAGAAATCGATTACAACAAAGGCGCAAAGGTTCTATTTGAGAACTCTTTTGGAAGATCAGGATTATACCTGCCACGCCTCTCTACATTAAGAAATTCTATCGATGCTGGTGCGAATGAATCTTTTGCAGTTTTTATCCACATAGCTCAGGTTGGCGGTACAACAAGTGGAGATGTTCTTTACGGTCGAAATACAGATGTCTTCCGTGTTGTAAAGGCAGAAGAAACAGCTGGCGGTAGGCAGATTACAAATCAAGATGGAACAAAGTCTACCTTGACTTTACAAGCAGATGGCAGAATAAAGAATACGACTATAAGCTCAGCTGGAACTTCTGTTACGACTATGCATAACAGTGGTACTGAGTTTAGAGACTATTGGATGAATTCTTATTCTTTCCCACAGATGTACAACAATGATATGAATAATGTTAAAGTCATAGCTATGGGTCAGGGGGATGCGGTCACTCTTCTTCTTTCTTATGACGGAAATAGTTATAATGCCTATATATGGAGTACGAATAGCAGATTTATATAATTGGTTTATTTTGATTTTTTACTTTAAAATAATTGAATATGAAAAAAGTATTAGATTGTATTTACAGGATTTTCGAGAAAATCGCTGCTATCGGTAGCGACAAGTACTTACACCTCATTGCAGGTCTTATCGTTGCTTTCGTGCTTGGTAGGCTGTTTGCAAATGTTGAAGCATGGGCGTATCCTGCTATTGTTGGCGTGTTGCTGCTAATGGTGGCAAAAGAGTGTGTTGATTATTACTTTCGCAAAGAGCAGTTTGACTTTAAGGATATAGCTGCTGGGTTGGTGGGTTCAGTTATTGGAGTCTTAATGTGTCTGTTATGAATTATTTAGAACAGTTTAAATTTGTAATGTGTAGTGTCATCAGCGGAATGCTGAGTCTATTCTTTCCCATACGGGACTTTATGTATGCTATGCTTGTAGTTTTCGGTGTCAATTACATCTTCGGATTAGTTGCAGGACTGAAACATGGTGAGGAGTGGAATTTGAAAAAATCAATGGTATTTTTTTATCATTGTTGTTTATTCTTCGTAATGTCAGCTTCTATTTTCATTACAGGTTATTTCCTTCATGCTGGTGATGAAACATTAGGAGTAGTCAAAGCATTGTGCGGTGTGGCGATTTGGTTCTACTCTACCAATATTGTCCGAAATTGGCGAATGATGCTTGTTGAAAATACTACTATGTGGAAGGTCGCAGGTTTTGTTTACTATGTGCTTACTTTGAAAGTTGTAGACAAAGTTCCGTTCCTTAGCGAGTATTTGAAGACGGCACACGTGGATGTCAATGATAATAATGATAAACCAAAATATGATTAGAGAGTATGGCAAATTTTTCAATAGCGGAGCTGGTACAATCCAGCACTGCTGAACAACTCAAGATAAACAATAACCCTCCTTCTATTGTGAAGGTTCATCTTACCGATACGATTACTCTTTTAGAGAGTATTCGTATAGAATGGGGTAAGTATTGTGAGCGTCACGACCTCGGTACTCCTGCTATCCGCATTACAAGTGGCTATCGCTCACCAGAATTGAATAAGGCAGTAGGTGGAGCGAAGAACTCTGCACATGTCGAGGGGTATGCAGCAGACTTGCAGCCTGTCAATGGTAAGCAGACTGAATTTGAACGCTTCATGGCTAACGAGTTCTCCAAAATGGGGTACTCCTACGATCAAATTATCGTGGAAAGAAGCAAGACTTCAAGGTGGGTACATGTCGCCTATAAGAATGCCGACGGACGACAGAGAAGACAATGTTTCAAACTTAAAGTGTAACAAAGTGAGGGAGAAAAACTCCCTCACCTAAATCAGAAGAGGTATGAATAGATTTATAAATACATCGTGTAAACTATTAATTTGCGTCCTTATAACAATGTGCGTTGGCTGTCGGACAAAGAAGTCGGTCGCTATTGCAAGCGTCAAGCAAACGTATAATAGTGAGCAGGGGACAACAGAGCGAAACGAAAAGCATATATCGCTTATCGACACAACTAACATCGACGAACTAACAAGTGTCATACGTGAGTTCGTTTTTGATGTCCCTTGCCTGGAGGATAGTTCTGCTGCTAACGCAAATATCGGGAGCAAAGTGCCAATGGTTGAATATAAAACCGACGGCAGCATCATAATTAATCGTGGTTTGAAATCGATTAAAGAGCGAATTGAAAGCCGCAGAAACGAAAAACGAGGGCTGTCAGAGGAAAAAGATAGTACGGTTAACAAGCAGACTAATACGAAAGTTAAATTCACGGAAAATAAACGACATAAAGATAAGCACGTTGAGCAGGTACAGATAGCAGAGCCTTTCAGATGGTGGCAAATTATAATGGGCTTGCTGGTGTTGTCTATTGTTGTCTTTGGACTAAAATTTAAGCCAAGTATAAAAGGCTTCCTCCTCAAGATTTTCAACAGAATAAATTAAACGTGTTGAATGAAGCACATCAAGGTCTATATTACAGAAAGCCGTACGAAAGATAACCGCTTCCGACAGGCATCTATCCGTAGTATTGAAGACAATACGGGTGAGAATTTTACGAGTTCTCACCCTAAACTCCTTCAAGACATCATTTGTCACGCTCTATCTCTTGCGCATGGTGTAGATATAGAAGGCAACAACGGTTTTACATATACATTCCCATTCAAGCTATCATAATATGTCAATAGAAAAACTCTACTTAGAGCACAAACACACAGGCGGACGACTGACCGCTGATGAGTTTAACAAGTTACCCGAGAAGGTCAATGAGTTAATCGACGCACAGAACTCTGAGGAGGAGCGTGTGAAGAAGACGATTGCAAAGAACCGCTCATCGCTCGGTCAGCTATCAAACGTGAACACAGAGGTTGACGAACTCACATCTGAGACATTTGTACTCGTATGGAATGGTGATCAGTGGGTCCCAATGAAGTTATCTGAACTTAATATTGGGCAAGGTGGTGGAGGACAGCAGCAATCTATCCTCTACTATCTTCGGGCAAATAATCAATCACCATCTACAACGTTATCAGCCTCTAAATCAGCAGGCGAATGTACTATTCGATTTATGTTTATATCACGTTCTAAAGATGTGGGACAAACCGAATATGTCGACACAGGAGAATGGGGTACTTACGAGATCTTCGCCAAGGCAGGTGATGGTACATTCGTCAGTAAGGCTCGTGGTAGATGTCAGTCAAACACCGTTACAACCGTTGATGTGTTCAAGTTCCTCGAGAGCGGTCAGAATAACATCATGGTAAAGATTACTGGCGAGGTGACGGGGCAAACCTCGCCTGCCTTGGTGTACAGTATCACGCTGTCTGCGCTCTTCCCTTCTCTATTAGAATTTAACTGGTGGAAAGCCTACCAGGGAGATATTGTGCTGCCGTGTTATATTAGTGGTAACATCTCTAAGACGCTTCATGTGAAGATTACAGGTGAAGGCTACGAGCAAACGTATGAGCGTCAGTTCGGTACTGCCACTTACACATCTTCACCTGTCGCTTACACCATACCTTTTACGAATAAGACTGGTATCTTCCATCTATCTGCTTGGTTGTCAAATGAAGACAATACGGTCCAAACTACACCAGTTGGTTATGACTTCATGGCGGTAGCTAATAATGAAGCGGTTAAGATGGTAGTCGTGAACAACAAGGCGGAGAAGCTACTTAACTGGTACGAAAATAAGGTGTTGGAATACGCTGTATATGACGACAAGGCTGTTACAACACCACTCTCAATCTTGATGAAGAAGGATAACGAGGTGTTGCAAGAGAATGTGTCTGAGAATACGCTGACACAGACTAAGATGCAATATACCTTATCTCTTGAAGTCGAGACAATCGATAACTCTGACTTTACAGCGTTAATCGGATTCAGAACTCACCCAACAGACGAGGTGCGTCTGCGTGATGCAATTCCATTCCCTGTGGACAACTCGCAGGGTTACTCTGCAACAGCAGGTGCGGTGTTCTATCTGAACGCAAAGAATAGAAATAACACCGACACCGACCGCAACATTCTTCGCAATCTCATCAACTCTGATCATGTCGGTTCTAATTGGCAGAACGTAGCCTTCTCACGTGACGGCTGGGTGACGGACGATGAAGGTGCACGCACATTGCGACTGCTCGCAGGTTCTCGCCTTACTATCGATTACAAGCCTTTTGAGAAGGAGGCAGCACAATCTGGTAAGACCATTGAGATAGACTATCAGATTAATAACACTTCTGATTACGATGCAGAGTGTATCTCGATAGCTATGCCGTATCAGAAGGGTTATATCGGTCTGAAAGTAAAGCCTTCTTCTATCATGTTCGCAACTCGAAGCGAGCGCAATGCTGATGTGCAAGCGATGAGTACTGACGATGGTGTGCGTATTCGCCTGGCACTCGTAATTTCACCTAAGAAGTACACCTACGTCTTGAATGGCAATACGTACTACCTTAACCTTGTCTATCTCTATATTGACGGTGTCGAAGCTCGTAAGTTCGCCTACTTGCTTA